ATCCTACGGAAACTTCTGTTGGTCTTGTTCCTGCTGGTCCCGGTTCTAATGTTCCTGTTATTCTTAATTCTGACCTTTCCGCTCTCTCAATTCGTGCAACCGAATACCTCCAGCGCTGGAAAGAGGTAGTACAGTTCTCTAGTAAGGACTATTCAGACCAAATGGCCGCTCAGTTTGGTATTAAAGCCCCTGAGTATATGGGTAATCATGCCCATTATATTGGAGGTTGGTCTAATGTGATTAATATTAATGAGGTTCTGAATACTAATTTGACTGCCGATAACTCTCAGGCTGTTATTGCTGGTAAAGGTGTTGGTTCTCAGTCTGGCCATACTATTACTTATGATTGTGGCGCTGAACATCAGGTAATTATGTGTGTTTACCATGCCGTTCCTTTGCTCGACTGGTCTCTTAAAGGTCATAACCCCCAGTTGTTATGTACATCTATTTCTGATTTCCCCCAGCCTGCTTTTGATCAGTTAGGTATGCAGCCTGTTCCTGCTCTGACGCTTAATAACAGTCCGTCTGCTCCTACTGGTAATATTGGATATAATCTGCGTTATTGGCAATGGAAATCTGCTGTTGATACTGTTCATGGCGCGTTCCGTCCTGCTGCTGCTTATCAGTCTTGGGTTGCTCCGCTTCAAGGTTCTCAGATCCAAGTCTCTGGTCAGTCTTCATTGAATTATCAGTCATTTAAGATTCGTCCTCAGCAGTTGAACTCTATATTTGAGCCGCAGATTACTACTAGTAATTATAATGTGGCTTATGACCAGTTGTTATGTAATGTTAATTTCCAAGTGTATGCTGTGCAGAACTTGGACAGAAATGGTTTACCTTATTAATTGTGTGTTATTATGAGAAATTTTGCTTATATCAATCCTGATTTTGAACAGGATACCGTGGTTCCCGAATTGATCGAAGGAAATCCCTGTTACGCGCCTAGTGTATATGATTCGGTTATGTTGGAAGAATTGTCTGATGGCTCGTTTATGTATATGGATATGACTTCTATTCTCCTTAATCAGGAGAAATACCGCCGTCTCCTCGGTGACATGAATGTACAGAATATTCTTGCCCAGATGCATCCTACTCAGTCTACTACCATGGATAGTATGACTGACGAAGAGCGATTTAACTGCGTTATTTCCCGTCATTGCCAGACTATGTCAGAGAGACAAGCTGTATTACAACAGTTGGCTAATGAGAAGTCTGAATTAACTAAGTATGCGCAGGCAATGTTGGAAGAACAATTGGCAGAGAAAGAAGCAGTGCCGTCTACGGATCACGCATCTGCTCCTGAGTCATAATGGGTCTTTTTGATGCTATTGCTTCTTCTGTAGGAAACCTTACCGACAATGTTGTCGGTATGATTAACCAGAATCATCAGAATAAGGTTAATCTCCGTATGATGCGAGAGCAGAACGCGTTTAACGCTGATCAGGCTGCTATACAACGTCAGTGGCAGACTGATATGTGGGATCGTAATAATCGGTATAATTCGCCTGATGAGATGATATCTCGTGGTTTAAATCCATTTGTTCAAGGTTCTGCTGCTATGGCTGGTTCTAGGTCTCCTGCTTCAGGCGGAGTTGCTGCTACTGCTGCTCCTGTTCCTAGTATGCAGGCTTATAAGCCTAATTTTTCTAATGTGTTTCAGTCTCTTGCTTCCCTTGCTCAAGCTAAGGCTTCAGAAGCTTCTGCTCGTGAATCTGGCGCTCGCGCTAATCAAACTGATACGGTAACTCCTCTTTTGTCTGATTATTATAGAGGTCTTACTAATTGGAAGAATCTAGCTATTGGTTCTTCCGGTTATTGGAATAAGGAAACAGGCCGTATATCTGCTGCTCTAGACCAGTCTACTGAGGCTCAGAATCTAAAGAACGCCCAGTTTGCTGAGCGTATATCTGCCGCTCAAGAGACTCAAATCCTACTTAATTCTGAAGCTCAGCGTGTTATGAATAAATATATGGATGAGAATCAACAGGCTGATTTGTTTATCAAAGCACAAACTTTGGCTAATCTTCAGAATCAAGGTGCTCTTACGGAAAAACAGATTCAGACTGAAATTCAGCGTGCTATTCTTACTGCTGCTGAGGCTTCTGGTAAGAAAATTGATAATCGTTTGGCTTCTGAAACGGCTGATTCTTTGATTAAGGCAGCTAACGCCTCTAATGAATTGCAATATCGTGATAGTACGTATGATTATAAGAATGTTAAGCTTCGTAAACATACGGAGTATAAAACTTCTATGGCGAATCAGAAAGCTGCTGAATATGGCGCAGACTTGGTCCGCAAACAAGGTCGTACTCATTATTGGGAGTCTGTTTCGCATGGTCTTGGTGCTATTGCTTCCGGTAGTGGCAATGTTATTGGTACCTATAATAGAGCATTCCCTCTTAAACCTATATCTGTGAAGGGTTTTGGTCGATAACATCCTTCAGGACTAGAAGCCCATCGCGGCGTTTGAGCGATATACACCCGCTGCCCGCGTAGGGCCTGATCGAAAAACGGAGCGGAGCGACTTCCTTAAAGAAGCGTTCCGCTTCGGTATTTTAGCACAGCGTGCGCAAAGGCAAGACAGTTCCTGCCTTGCCGTGTCTATACATCTCTGTATACATCCACTTGTTAATTAAGCGAAGCCCCTAGTTGTGTGCGAAGCAAATCCGAGTTATCCTCTCGGATTCTCCCGCCCCTCGTCCATAAACGCACAACTCACACTCTACGGTAGAATCTAAAAAAAAAAAGATTTCTTTTGGAATTATAAAAATAGTTTGTATATTTGCCCCCAGTTAGAAGTTACAACTGTTATTAACATTTTAAACATTTTACAATTATGCAGAAATTTATTATCTCAGTTAAAGACAAAAACACTGGTCGTGATGTTATTTCGCCTTATATTGTCAATTCTCTCGATGGCCTTGGAAATTATTCTGAGCGAATGTCTCCGTTGGGCTTTATTGTTATTGTGGATTCGATTAAAGAAGAAAATAATTTTGTTGAAATTAAAACTCAAGGTTATGAAAACTAATAATATTTGGAAAATTGTGATTGGAGCTGTATCCGCTGCTCTTGGTTATATCCTTAATGCTATTGGATTATGAATGAGACTTTGATGGATTTTCTTGAGCTGTTGTTATGCTTTAATTTGCATATTACAGTGACAAGTGCCAAACGTTCTATTGCTGAAAATAAGGCTGTCGGTGGTGTACCTTCCTCTCAGCATTTGTTTGGAGAAGCCATTGATATTAAACCTTATGGTTCTACTACTTATAGTCGCTTGCTTGAGTTTATCCACAATTATTCGGATCATACTCATGTATTTGACCAATTGATATTATATCCTACATTTATTCATATTTCATTTGGTCCTCGTAATCGTCGCCAAGTGATTGATAAACGTAAATAGTTATGAATTTTTCTCCTGATTTGTTTAAGGCTGTTGACCATTGTCAGCATCGTTCGTTTATCACGAATAGGTACACTGGTGCACGTATTGCCGTTGATTGCGGTCAATGCGATTATTGTATCCATAAGCGTGCTAAAAAGGCGTCCATGCGCGTGAAAACCGCTGGAAGTGCTTTCAGGTATTCTTATTTTGTGACGCTTACGTATGATAATGAGCATATTCCTCTATTTAATTGTAAAGTTCTTCACAGTGATTATGAGGACGCCTTAGGCATTTCAGGAAATATACATTTTGGCCATGAACACCATCAATACGTTCCTGTTTCCGAGTATCAATGTAGTGATAACTCCTCGCTCCGTCATATATTTTTCGAACAAGTTCAGGGTACAGTGCCGTTTGACCGTGAAATTAAGGAATATGTTCCTGTTACGGATAATTGGTTTCTTAGTATGGATGCTATTCGCAGTTTTATCGGTAAAACGCAAGCCGTTGACAAAACGAATTATCCCGCTTCTGAACAATACGGTTGCGATAACCTTATTCCCTTCTTAAATTACGTTGATGTTCAGAATTATATTAAACGCTTACGTAAACATTTATCCCAACAATTAGGTTCTTATGAAACGTTACATTTCTACGCTGTGGGTGAGTACGGACCCGTGCATTTCCGCCCGCATTATCATCTCTTATTATTCACAAACTCGCAAAAAGTCTCTGAGGTTCTACGATACTGCCACGATAAGAGTTGGAAATTCGGTCGTTCAGATTTCCAGATTGCCCGAGGTGGAGCTTCTTCATACGTTGCAAGTTACGTTAACAGCCTTAGTGCTGCTCCCTTATTATATCGCTCATGCCGCGCGTTTAGACCCAAATCGCGAGCATCTGTCGGATTCTTTGAGAAAGGTTGCGATTTCGTTGAGGACGAAGACCCTTATGCGCAGATTGAGCAAAAAATCGATTCTGTCGTTAACGGAAGAATCTATAACTTCAATGGCATCAGTGTTCGGTCAACTCCACCCATGTCGTATATCCGTACCTTATTGCCCCGATTCTCGTCTGCTCGCAATGACGATAGTGTTGCGATTGCTCGAATTCTTCGTGCTGTACACTCAACGCCAAAAAGAATTGCAAAATTCGGATTTATCGACTACAAACAGGATTCGGTTCTGAGTCTTGTTCGTACTTATTATCAATATCTTAAAGTTCAAAATATTCTTACAGACGATGATAAAATTGTATTACATACTTCTCGGTGCCTTACTAGGTTCTGTAACAGTTCTAGTGATGTCGATATTGAATCTTATATTAATAAGTTATATCGGCTGTTCTTATATGTCTATAAATTCTTCCGTAATTGGCATCTCCCTCTCTTCGGTTCTGATATTAGCGCTTACTCCGGTCGTATTAGTTTTATCATTAAAACAGGTATAGAATATGAAGCGAAAAAAAATTATGAAAGTCTACGAGATACATATAACATCCGTTCCCAATTCCCCGAAATCTCGGATTGTATGTTTGCGTTGCCTCAGAACGGGCAAGAGATTGATATCTTGTCGAATGTTTCACGTGAGACAATTCAGTTCCTTGAGCAACTCCGGTACCGTAGTTCTACATTCTGTCGCGATATGATTAAGCATAAGAAGCTTAATGATGCTAATGATATATTCAACCGTATGGTTTAACTTTAATTTTATTAATTATGAGTGATTTTAATCCGCTAGACCGAGCGAAAGTTGCTGTGCATCGCTCCTCCTTTGATTTGTCTAGTAAAAAATTGTTTACAGCGAAAATTGGAGAAATTTTACCTTGCTATTGGCAGATTGCCATCCCTGGTACTAAGTATCGTATTTCATCTGATTGGTTTACCCGTACCGTTCCGGTTAATACGGCTGCTTATACTCGTATCAAGGAGTATTACGACTTCTATGCTGTGCCGTTACGACTGATTTCCCGTGCGCTTCCACAGGCGTTTACTCAGATGACGGATTATATGACTTCTGCCGCTTCTAATTCTGCTAATACACAACAGTTGTCTAGTGTTCCTTATGCTCCTGTTGGTAACATCTCTGCCGAGATTCAGGCTCGTGTGACTGCTAAGACTGTCGATGATGCTGGTTTTGGTTTTGCTTATGGCTCTTGTAAGCTATTAGATATGCTTGGTTATGGTTCATTCATTGGTACCGGTAATACTAAGAAGAGTGATATTACTATGCAGTATCTTGGCCTTGATACTGCTTCACTGTCTGATAGTCAAAATCCTCTTATTTATGGTACTAGTATCAATTTGAATCTTCTTCCTATTTTCACTTATCAGAAGATTTATTTTGATTTTTATTCAAACTCTCAATGGGAGAAGCATTTGGCTTATTCTTACAATGTTGATTATTGGGACGGTAAGAGCTCTGTTGAAATCTCTGCCGATATGATTAAGCTTCGGTATGCGAATTATCCTAAAGATTATTTCCTTGGCGTGCTTCCTTCTTCCCAGTATGGCTCGGTAGCTGTTTTGCCTGGCACCAATTATCCTCAATACGGTGGTTCTTCTATTGTTGCCGCTGGTGGTTCTGCTCCTCGTTTGGTTAATCCTACGGAAACTTCTGTTGGTCTTGTTCCTGCTGGTCCCGGTTCTAATGTTCCCGTTATTGTTCTTAATTCTTTTAATACTTCTGCTTGTCTCTCATTTTTCAAC